ATCAGCCACTGCTCACGCTTGGCGATTTCCTCTTGCAAGGTGAAGGCGAAGTTACCACGACGGGAAGTGTCAACCCGCAGGCCACGGTTCATGGAGTCGAGGACTGGCCAGAACAAGCGCTGCTGGAAGTCGTGGACCTCGCGGAGGCGCATTTGATCGACAACGGCTTGTTGGGCGGTATCGACTTCGAAGGTGATGACGGCGTCCTTGCAGTTGTAAGTCCAGAGCTGGTCTTCGCCGGTTTTCGCGTCCCACTCCTTGCCTTCGTCTTTCCAGTAGAGGTGATGCTCGCAGTACATCGAGGAAAGGAAGTCCAGGCCCTTTTGCAGGTTCGAGAACAGCGTGTGCTGTGTGAGCATTGTATCCCGCTTGAGGCGAGGGATGAAGTGAAGGTGGCTGTAGAAGTACTGTGCGTCGTAGGAGAAGTTCTGGCCGATGACCTCGCAGTTGAGGTGGGTCAGGAGCTGGTAAAGGGCGAAAGAAATCGCGGCTTCCTGCTCGAGGGGCCAGTAGCCGTCAGGACGCTCGACGCACATGATTGGAATGCACAGGGCTTCGGTGTCGGACCACGCAAGCCCGATGCAAGCAGTATGACCTGCGCGGGTTTCAATGTCGACAGCGATCTTGCCGGGGCGCTCGCAGACCTGCTGGTAGAGTTGGTGAAGGATTGTCAGTACAGTTGAGTACTCAGGTCGAATTGTAAATTTATAATCCGGGCGGATTACGGCGCGGTAATCCGCCTGTGTTTTAGCCCGCCTGAGATCATGAATAGCAATCTGGCGCCAGGATCACTGCCGAAGGATCATCGCCGGGTGGTAAGCCGGGATAACCTTCGGTTTGTAATCCAGTGCCATCTCGAGATCACATTCCATAACACTCCCACGCCAAGACGTAATCCCCCACTGACCTGTCAACGCCCACAGCGCGACATTGCCAAAGGCAATGATGACGTTTGGCTGGCACATCTCGATTTCGCGCTTGAGGAGTTCAAAGCCATCACGAACGACAGGCAAAACGAACTTATCCCGCAGCATGATGTGCTGAGCGGAAATGGCGGACTTGCGCTGGGCGATGAAAGCGTTAATGTCGTTGCCGGGCGGACGTACTCGCACGACGTTCGTGATGAAGCACTCGGAACGCATGATCCCGGCTTCTTGAAGCATCTTGGACAGTTCCTGTCCGGAGAAGCCAACGAAGGGCTGGCCTTCGGCGACCTCGCGTTCGCCAGGACATTCCCCGACGATCATGATCTTGGCAGGACAAGGTCCGGTTGGACGGATTTGCATGGTTACTTCCCTCCACAAAGATTATCAACTTGTTTGTTCGCGGCTTGAGCTAGGGCTTCGAGACGGGCTACTTCCGCCTTGGCGTAGAACAAAATCTTCTTCGCGTCGCGGAGTTCGTCGCTATGAGCAGCCATCCCCATACGATAACAGGCACGGAAAATCTCCCCGATCTGGGAGTTCATATTCCGGTGTGAGATTAGGTCCTGGAGTTCCTTCGCCCCGCGCGGGAGTTCGTAGTAGGAAGCAGTGGAGCCGTCACTGGTGATTTTCATTTCAGGCTCCCAGGTCAAGACCAAGTTGATCGTTTTGCTTGATTTCCTGCAAACGGCGCATGGAGAAGGCGTAATACTCCGGGTTCATTTCCAGGCCAGTGGCTTCGCACTGATAGGTGTGGGCTGCGGGGAAGATCGGGCCGGTGCCTGCGAAGCAGTCAATGACCTTGTCTCCGGGACGGACGCTGCGCTGGAGCAGATTCTGGTACAGGGCGACAGGTTTTTGCGCTCCGTGAGACATGTTTTCGTCGCCAGTGGTGGAGATCACATCAGGATAGATATGGGTGACAGGTTTTTTGCCCTTGATCGCGTAGAGTAGGATTTCGTACTGGCGGCGAGGGCCTTGGTCAGGCAAGGGAACGCGGCCGGAGTTGACCTTGTGGTTGATCAGCGGGGTGCGGAAGACGTACCAGCCAGCGGATTCCATGTAGCGTTTGAGTTCGTGGAAGCGATCAATGTCGCAGAAGACATAGGCGTGGGCCTGTGGCTTGGCGATGATGAAAGTTAGCGGGCACCATGCCTGCATGAGCTTTTGCCAGGACTCGTAAGAATCATCGTAGTGGTGCTCGATACCATCGAACTTGCCGCCACCGTCACCGAAGTCCTGTGCCCCCATGCCGTAGGGCGGGTCGGTTAAGATCACATCGAACTTTCCAGCATTCGCCGGGTCTGCCATGTAGGCGAGGCAGTTGATGTTGAGCAGCGTGTGCTTGTCGGCGTTGAAGGAAGCCCCGACGACTTTCGCCAGCTCGATATTGCGGTTGCGCTCTTCCTCTCGCTTGAGGATTTTGAAGGCTTCGTCAGCGGACTTGGCCTTGGCAATGGCGGGGTTGTCGAGGTGCTTGGCGACGATGATTTCCTTCCGGACAGTGTCTTGGTAGGAGCCATCACGACGACCAGTGAGTTCCTCAGCAGTGTCGGCAATGGTGTGGGCTGGTGTAGCCGGACTTGCAATTTCACCAGCAGCTTCCATAGCCTCGGCGCGCTTGCCTTCTTTCTGCGCACCGCGCAGGGCATGGAGTCGAGCAACCGCTGCCGCGTGTTCTTGCCAAGTCAAATCCCGACGCTTGAGGTTTTCGTCGAGTTCGGCTTCCTCGGCTTCAAGCAGGGTGAGTTCCCCAATATTGGTGAAGGGTACGATACCGTCGGCAAAGACCTCACCATTGTGCTTGAACGAGCCGCCGAGCTCGAAGATCTCACTAATGGCTTTCAGCCGACGCTCGCCGGCGACCAGCACCCAAGATTGACCTTCCCGGCGCAGGACCGGGGGGTGCAGGAGTTGCCCATCCTCGATGGAGTTCTTCAATTCCTGCAGGGCTTCGGGATCGAATTCCTGACGCTGGCGCTCGGGCTTGATGATGATTTCGGTTAAGTGGATAGTGTGCATGGTTTAGTCCTCAGGTTGTGTAACGGTTTTAGAAAGTTTGAAGGCAAGTTTCCTGCAGCGATCAGAGCAAAACCGCTGCCATTTCCGCGTGGGCTTAAAAAACACACCACACTGCGGGCAGGAAAAGGTTACAAGCTGTAAAGCTTGTCTCGAAGCGGCCCGCTCAAGCGCAACGGACTCTTTAAGAAGGTCTTCGGGGGATGGAATGTCTTGCGCCATTTTATGCGTCCTATTGGGTTTCGGGGATAGGACGGTACAATGTACCGGGGGCATTATGCAATGCCGTAGGACGCATTTGAGACGCATTGCCGGGGATGTTTCCCGGTAGGCTGTACGTTGCCATGAGGCAATGACGCATTCCCGATTCGAGCATAAACTTGGCAGCAGACACGGGCGAATGCCTTTCGTGTTAGTATGGGTTGGCAAAAGAAAAGCCCTCGACAGGCACGACAGCAAGAGGCAACTGCGAATTGGCCTGCCGCCGGGGCTCATCCTGTCGAGGGCTTAAGGAAGGGGACTCACGTAGTCGGTGCCGTCTGTACGGCGCTGGCTCTGAGCTCTGCCCTCGACCAGCTTTTGCGAATCCCCTTGCTTAAGGCGCCCCGTATAGCCGGGGCCACGCTTCAAGCCTATCGGCGGTTAGCCGAGTTTCGCCACGCCTTTGACTTCGGCGTAGATGTTCTCGCCGTCGATACGGTGGCTGACGCTAACCTTCGCAATGCAGCCAGCGACCATCGAGAAGCTGAACGGCTGGCCGGGGGCATTGAGGTTGAGGGCTTCGCGCAGACGGCCCAGACCGACGTTACGGCCCTTGCCCATGTCCAGACCACCGGCGTCGGTGAGGTCGAGCATGATGCCCTGCTTAACGGTGACTTTGTCGCGGCCAAGGAGTTCCTTGACGGCGGAGTCATCGACGGACCAGGTAATGTCAAGCGTGAGGCCGGACTTGGACGGATCGTTCTTGGATTGCCATTGACGGCACTTGACTTCTTCCACCACGGCAGTGTATTCACCAACAGGGACCGGGATGGTCTTGGTATCGTTGGACTCAGTAACTTGCATGTCGAGGAATTGATCGGGATTGAACATGGTAAGGCTCCTTGAAAAATGAAATGTGAAGTGAAATACAGCGATTCGTGAAACCCCGCTTTACAACTCGCTGCCAATCGTCATGCGGGAAAAACAAATGTACCGTGGGTGGTGGAGTATGGCAAGTACTTTCTGGCAAGTCTTAGACCGGTTCGTACGTAGCCTCGAAAATGTCCGGTTTGCAGGGATAGAACTCTCCTTTGATCCCTTTGATGATGAAATCGCCAGGGGATACTCTATGCACACCTTCCAGTGTGACCAAGTCAAATGATACTACCCTTGCCTCAGTGAAAAGCATGCTGCAGGACATATTTTTGTACGCAGGGTCTTTGATAAGACTTCGGTAAGATTCGTCAGAACCATCCCACTGGCGTGCCTCGATAACAACAGGTTTCTTGCGATATTGCATGGTAATACTCCTTGTGAAGGTGGGGTTATACCGCTCCGCCTCGTGCTTTCCACTTCGCAACGATACTGGCAAAGTTAGGGGCATTGTCGGCACGGATAGGAAGGTTACGGGTTTTGAGGTCGGCCTGGGCGTTGGAGGTGTCCCAGGTCCATTTGTCTCCGGTGCGGACGGTCAGGATAACGTCGCTGAACATCGAAGGGATTTTCGGGGCCAGGGCACGACCGAGGGTGGAGACGGTGAGCTTGACTCCGCCGAGGATTTGGTCCGTCTCGCGCTCGACATGGGACAGGAGAACGAAATGGCAGGGGCAGGAATCGCAGAGCATGCGGAGGAGCTTTTCGACTTGGTCTTGTGCGATGCCCCAGTCGGATTGCGACTTGACAGCCTTGCCGCCGATGACAAGGGACATGGCGCATTGCCCGATACCTGCCATACCGTCGATGACGAGGGCGCGGGAAGGTGTCCAAGCATTGACAGGGCCGAAAGTCTGGCCGGTCTTGTCACAGGGGAAGTTGTTGAGGGCGGTGAGCAACTCGATGAAGCGGTTGTGCTTCGATCGGTTCGGGTCTTGCATCTTGGCAAGGCTGTCCAGGGACAGTGTGTTGATCTTTTGCGCGTTGTCCAGGAGTTCCATGAAGGAAGCCGTCGGGGCTTTGAGCATGTGCCAGTGGAGGTTATCGGGGATTTTCTGCCCACGATCAGTGTAGTAACCGAGCAGGGCTTCCAGACCCGGTTCGAGGCCGAGATAGAAGACTTCAATCCCGGAATCGACGAGCGTTCCGATGGAGTGGGTTTTCCCCGTTCCGGCTGGCCCCATCAACAGGACATTGAAACCGGGGAGGGTTGACTTGACTGCGGCGGCTGCCGGGGTTTGGACTGCGTTTGTAGGAGTGTTCATTGCCACTTTCCTTTAAGGTGGGAGGTTACGAAATCAGTGAGCTTGACAACCGCCATGCCCACAATCACTATTGTCCAGGCTGCGGCCCAGATTGCAAGCCCTATGAGGGCAATACTTGTGAGAATTGACATGGCGGCTGCTCCAGGGAAGGTTAGTAGGCCTTGCCGTGTTTGAACGGACGGGTCAGGTTGTAAGCGATCTTCGCAGACAAGGCTTCGCCGAGGCGGAGGTTATGGTGGCCGGCGAAGTCCAGAACCCGGATGACAACATCCGCGAGTTCTTCCTCCACGCCACTGAAGCCGGGGATGTGCTCCGCATCGAGAGACTTGCGGTCAGCTTCCAGTGCCTCGGAGAGTTCGGAGTGCATCAGGGCAATCTTCTCCCCGGTGTTGTCCGATTCCCAAAAGCCTTGAGCCTGCATGAACTGGCTGATCAGCGTGGCCTGGGTTTCGAGCACTGCCGTGAGCGTCGGGCCGAGGACTTGCTGCGCGTCTGCCATGCGGTTGGTGAGGACAGCGTGAGCTTCCGCTGCAGCGTTGGACTGCTTGGATTTGCTATTGATAGCCATTTGGTATCCTTTCGTGTGATTCAATGTGCCTTAACAATTCCCACTGCAGCACAGGCACAGGAAGTGCTGCGAGGAATTCTTTATCCCATGACCGCCAGACGGAACCGGGCCACTCCGACAGCCAGCGTTGCCGCGTTGCGCCGCACTTTCGGCACATGCAGCGATAGGACTGCCAGGGGGTGGAAGAACCGTCAGGTCGAAGACAAGGGAACCGGGCATAGACTTCCCCGCAGAGACCGCAGAAGTAGAGGTCGCTTGTCGGCTCCATGAAGGTCGCGTGACGCATGATCTGTCCACGTGAAACCTCACCAAGGAGCCTGCCTTCGATAAAGAATAACTGACGGTAATTCATGGGATAATAGCCGGGGTGTTAGCCGTCAAATCCGCGTCAGCAAGGTTTCGCATTCACGGCGCAATCGTGCGGTATAACTCCGGCGTTAGCGCCCATCGTGTGCAGCGCCCTTGTTTGCATATCCTCAAGCCCTGTTTTGCTGGCAGCCGTCAGCGCGTTAATCACCGTCTGAATCCCGTGCTGGTAAATCTCGTAATGCTCAGGGTTACTGCGGTGTCCGCCACCGTAGTCTGTGCATCCTCGCGCAATCCGCAGCGCATCTTCAAAAGTCAGTTCCATTTTGTTCTCCGTAGTAGGCCGGGCGATAACCCGTCAATCAACCCGGACGGCTTTCAGCCGCCGGTTATTTCTGCGTTAGCCGTCATGATTAGGCCAGCAGTTGTATTTAGTCATCCCGCGCTTGACTGTGGATACGCCGGAACTGCTGTACCCGTCAGGCACCATCTTCCAACACGCGGCCAGAAGATCACGCAGCTCGTTTACCTGCGCAATCAAGTCTTCGGCCTCTTCCTTCGAGTAAGGGCTCTCATACATGTCATGTCTCCATGCCGTGCGTTGACGGCTAACAATTCATTCAACCCGAACACCCTTCGGCTGTCGGCTTAATTCAGGTGTTAGGCCGCATGGTCCTGCTCCGTGAGCACAACGTCCCCGCGCCCCAACACATTCCCTGCCACCGCCCACCGCATCACTTCGCCAACAGTCGTCTCTGGCGTAACAGCGAGCGTTCTGGTTCTCTCTGCCGCATCGTAGTCCGCAGATACCTGCACCCACACCTTCTGCACCACAACAAGCGGCCTAACCCGGCATTCAACCGGACCTTGCGCCATGAGCGTTTCGTGGTTCATTGATCGTCCTTTCCCGGCGCAAGGCCGGTTAATTTTGCGTTAGCCGTCACAGCGGCGTGTATCCGCTCTCGAAGGCGACAGCCGGTGAAAACGACTTGTAGCCATCGGCATAGACAACGTAGTACCCGCCAGGTTGTGGCTTGTGCTTGTAGTACCAATCCCAATCCACAGACAGTGGTGCGTACCCGTCTTCTTCGAAAACAAGCTCCGGCTGCGTTACTTTGTTGTCCCGTATGCTCTTGATTTTCAGTGCCCATACTTGCTTATGGCATTCGTACCGTGGCATCTGTCGCATTACTTGGTTCATGTCGTATTCCTTTCGTTGTAATCGACCGCGTTCGACCTCGTCCAGGAGCTTGCCTTCGATGAAAAAT